GCATCAGACTCGAGAACGAGATGAGAGCCGCCATCTCCGCCCCGGTTCCGTTCATCTGCTGGCAGAAGTGCCTCCAGGTGATGGCAGCGATCTGCTCCGGGATCTGCAGCATCGTGTGGTCGTCCGGAGCCCGGGACCTCAGCCCGTTGAGCCTCGCGACCAGCCTCGCAGCGAGCAGGAGAACATCGGGAACTTCGCCGTTGTTGACACCCGCCACTAGCTGTGCTACCCTCTCTGCCGTGAAGAGCTCCAGCTCGGGGCAGACGATGCTCCCATCCTCCGCAACCTCGATGCTCACACTCTTGATCTTCCACAGGACAGTGGTCGTCATTGACACCGTTCCGATCCGGCCCGAGCCATGGGGGGCGGAACTCGTCTCGATGATCACAGTGAGGTTCCCCGCGTTCGTGACCCGATTCCCGTCTCTCTCCACGAGCAGTCCGTCCGCCGCCTCCTGGCTCAGGGCGTCTCGGGCTGCGTTGACGGCCGCCTCCACCGCCGCCACAGCAGTCTTGCCTGAGTGAGCCCTCTCGAACACTGGATCCCCTCCTTCTTCCACCACCTCCTCTCCCTCCCTCAGCAGCCCCTCCAACGTGGGGACCTGCACCTCCCTCTCCCACACGACCGTCTTGATCGCAGGTATCTCGCTGTTCCCCTCCACGATCAGCGAGTCGTCCGCCGCCTCCCCACAGAACAGCACAGGCGTTGCGTTCCCCTGTGACCCCATCACAGTACTCAGAGCCCATGAGTACAGAGCCGCCACATCCTGCGACCCTGCCCACGGTCCCCGAGTTGACTGCACTTCTACCGGGTATCTCATGTGCGACCTCCAACCCCCTCGAGCACTCCAGTTCTGCGGTACCTGCTCCGACATGATACCGTCCAGGAAGCGCTCGATCCGCAGCTTCAGCACCTGAGCCCGCTTGGGGTAGATCTGCCTGGCGCCATGTAACTGTCGGAGGATGTTGAACCCCATCGACGACAGCCCGGTGTGTAGCCCCTGGCCCATCGCCTGCGCCGCGACACTTGCCGCGAATGACTGCAGCTTGGTCCTGCGCTTCACCACAGCCGCGGCCTTCTGCTCCGCCTTCATTCCTGCGTGGATCCCCAGAACCTTCGGGGCCATCGCATCCTTCTCCAGAATCTGATCGAACTTGATCAGGTCTGCTTCCACCGAGGGCGCGAGCGTGAGTGGTGGCCCTTCTTCTCTCCCACCATGGACGACGCGGAATGCACCCATCTCCGCGCCAGTCGCGTTCACGACATCGTCGAGAGACTCGTCGTCGAGGTGTGAACACACTCGCAGGAGCGCGGCTCGATGCTCGGGAGGCAGTGCCTCCAGAGCATGGTCCGAACTCCCAAGCGGGGTTGACTTCTCGGATGTAGAATCCCGAGATGTGGCCGGGTCGGCGGGAACCTCTCCCCCCGAGGCCCCGCCACCGGCTTCCCCCGCAACTTCAACTGGGGCCGACAGCTCCCCTGCACTCATGTTGTTTGATTCAGCAATCCCTCTTCACCTTGACATTGAAGTCAGTATCGACCGGAGGACAAGACCGGCCACACAGGGGTGTGTTACGTAACACCACTCCACTACCGGGAGACGACGGAGGTATGGACCCGGGTCTGCTTCAACAGACCAAGGAGAGCTCCTCTCATACGCTTTCGCGACTCAAGCACCCACTAGCACGATCGTCACCGCCGAAGCGGCCGCAATACCTTGCAGGCTGCACCATGCATTCAAGTGATCCCGTGACACACAGACAGATCAAGAACATCGCTGATGACGTCCCCCCGAAGAACGGGGGGCAACGCACGACACAAGAGCGAGCGGGGGGGCATTCCCGCTGAAGTTTGCTCGTTGCGTCGGGGGTGGGGCCGCCGGCTCCCCTGCTCTCTGTAACCGAACGAGATGTGAGACTCCGCGCGAGACGGTCCGGTCATGGCAAGTTGGTGCACCGGGGGGTCGTGTGTGCTGAACTCACCCCGCCGTAGAGGGATGAGTTCAGCGGGGGTAGGCCCCGGTTGAGCCCGAGCAGACGGACCAGCGGTCCGCGTGCCTGGTCCGCCCCCTCCCTATTGTATCCTATTTCGGCCAGATCAGATCTTCGATCCTTGGGCGCTTGGGGGCGGCACCTAGTGTTCCGGTGTAGAACCACGGGACATCTTTCCCATAGGCAGTGATCAGCCCCGCC